GTTCATAGGATGGGTTCCTTGATCTTGATGGTGTTGATGTTCGCCAGTCTGCATAGGTCTAGGCAAAGAAAAAGTCCGAGCCACGAACCTCATCCAAGCACAGGCTGCCCTTGGGTGGGATCGCTGGGACTGTGTCCTTCTCGCCTTCGTCAACCTGACGGATGATCTGCTGGCGGAAGTCCTCGAGCACGTCCATGTCACTGTAGAGATCGACGAACGCTTCACGCAGGCAGGCAGCCAGCATGTTCGTGTCTGCTGCGTGGCAGCCGAAGCTGTCGTGGATCATGGCAAAGTGGTTGATGCCATTGTCCTTGGCGTAGCACACGCTCATCACGAGGTGCGTGGCGTCCATCGAGTGGACGAAGTTCGGGCTGATAGCATTGGCCATCCGCCGCTTGTCGATGGTGTTCTTCTCCTCTACGAGGGACAGCTTCATGATCGCATCGCCGAGCTTGGTCTTCACGCGGCGGCTGCTGGTGTTCTTGTACTGCTGCATGACACGGAACCCGACAGGCGTGGTCCAGTAGACCGGCAGCTCTTCATTGGCTACGACCTTGGCGCACTTCTGCAGCCAGCCCATAGCGTCACGTGCAGCTACGACCACCTCGCCGATGCTATCCCAGATCAAGTCGGACAGGAACAAGCAGGCACCGAACGCTTGACCCTGATCGAACGGGTCAGTGAAGCCAGCCTTGAGCTGGTCCCGATACCATTCGACCGTGTAGTCACGGCAGCTATAGCGTGTGCTCCCGTAAGGCAGGGTCATGACCTGACGCTTGGTGGTCTTGCGGCTGAGGCCCATGCGCAGCCAAGCTACAGCGTAGACCTCCTCGTCCCAAGAACCCCTAGCTTCAGCTTGAACAGCTATAGCTTCAGCAATAGCTTCAGCTTCTCCTCCTTTCAGGGAGGAGGAGGAGGCATCTGAAGAACAAGCTTTAGCTGCAATGGTGGACCTCAATTCACCACCGATGCGTTCAAGCTTCTCCACAACCTTGTCACACACCCGTTGATAGATGTCAGCAGGCACCTCAGATGGCAGCAGGTTGACCGCCTTGCCCCCGGTCTCATCGAGCAGCATGGCAGAGAAGTGTTGGATGCCAGAGCAGCTCCCGTCCAGAGCCACAGCGAGGCGTGACTGGTAGCCGAAGCCTTGTTCCATGAACCCTGCCCACTCAAAGCAGAAGGCGAGGAACTGCCACGGCTTGTCGGCCTCCTGCCAGAGGGTGTTGCTGAAAGGGTCAGCCGCACATGCTGCGATCTCCTGTTCACGCTCTTCGACCCACACGATGCGTTCAGCCAGAGCTGCCTTGTCGTAGCCGAAGACGTTGGCACCGTGGATAGCCAGCCAGCCAGCGGACAGACCATCCTCGATAGGCTTGGCGTCAGCGAACTGGAGCAGGCCCTTGGTCACGTCGTTACCCTGCGGGTTGAACGAGGGGATGGCATAGACCCGGCCCCGGAAGTCGAGCTGGTACGGGAAGTAGATCGCCTCGTGGTCAGCGTAGGTCTCAGCGATGCGGAGAGCCTTGGCTAGGGCCAGACGCTTGGAGCGCATGGACACGTTAGAGGCGTGGTGATGGTGTGCCTCACGCTTCCACTCACGCAGCGCTTCCTCGTTGTCCTCGAGGCAGGCGTGTTCACCTCCTGTCGTCTTGGTGTGAAGCCCCGGCAGTGGGATGCTCTCACCACAGACAGGGCAAGGGCAGTACTGGATGTCCTCGCGGGAGGGCAGACCAGCCAGAGGGTGGCCGAGGTCCCACATCTTGGCGATCACCTGCATCACATCGCTGTTGATGTGCCACCGGGTAGCCTGCAGTGCGTTCACCGCCTCGTAGACCATCGGCATCTGGTCAGCGTGATCGGCCAGCTCGGACAGGTAGTTCATGTTGGGCGACTTGACCAAGGCGTTGCGGCCTTGTGCGTCCTGCGTCAGGTAGCCCCCGTTGAACGGGTCAGACCAGTCGAGAGGCTTGACCACCATCGGCATGTGGGCAGGGTGCAGCATCTCAGAGCGGGCGCACTCAGCTTCGATCCACTCCATCAGCCGCTGCGTGGGCTGCAGTATCTTCACCGTGTCGCGGCGTGTCTGCACCTCATCACCGACCATGACCAGACCGGTCTGCTGGATCATGTCAACCAGAGCTGCTCCGAGGTGGAGACAATCCTGCTCCGGCCACGGCGTCCACTCGTCCTCGTTGAAGCGGCGGTCATAGCCAGCCATGGTCGCCTTCTTGCGGTGGTAGGACCCACCCTTCTTGGCCTTCTCCAGCGCTCGGTTGTACATCCGGGCGTCGGTGTCCTTGAACCGGGTGAAGCGCACCTCATCCTCGATGCGACGACCGATGTGGATGGCGACACGCTGCAGAAGCTGACGCTTCCCGGTCAGGCTATCGACCACGACCTTCATGGCGATGAAGCCTGCAACGTCAGCGTCGATCTGCTCGAGGTACTTGAGTGCGATGTGGCGGCGGCCTGCCCCCTGCTTGGCCTTCTCTTTGAAGCGCTCGATGGCCTCGGCGACGGTGACCACGGACATGCCGACGAGTGTGCGGCCATAGCCGGTGCCACTCTCGTTGCCCCGCTCACGGGCGGCAGCAACGGCCTTGCGTACCTGATCCCGACCGAGCGAGACCATCTTGCTTTCCAGCTCCAGCTCGGCAGCCAGTGCCTCCCCGTATGTTGCGGAAAGTTGCTCTGCGGGGCGACGGAGGGTGTAGTTCATGTAGGCATTCCTCATGTTGCGGCAACAGGTTGTTGCCGATGCGTTACATCTAATGCGCATTGGCATAGGTCGGGGCAAAAGAAAAACCCCGGCGATTAAGCCGAGGTTTTGTTGGTGCTTCAGCCACCGATGCGTGGTGGTGAATGTGTAATGGTGGTACCTAAAACTGGTGCCGGACTTTCGCCGATGGTGCGGGCGACAGGGATCGAACCTGCAAGCCATTGAAAAGGCACGGGGATCTAAGCCCCGCGTGTTTACCTGATTCCACCACGCCCGCAACATCTGCAACGTGTTGCTGCATCATCTGCAACAACGTCCGCAACAAACGCTGCAGGTAGATACTTTTCTCATGCGGCATCGTCAAGCACACGCTTGCTGAACAGCGCTTTGAGACGACGACGCACGGTGCGCCTATGCTTCTTGCGTTCCTTGGGTGCGGGGCCGCAGCACCTGCATTTGTACCCACCGATGCCCACGTGCTGGCACTGCTTCTCGTCCTTGTTCAAGCTGCATCCCCTTCCAGTGCAGCCACAGCCCGCATCAGGTCCTGCGGCATCAGATGAGCGTACTTCATCGTG